CCATTGGGCAAAAACAGATGCACCCGAAGAGTACGAGAAAGTGCGATCCCAGACATTAGATTATTACGTTGAGCAAAGTATTCATAATTATTCATTAAAAGAGCGGGTTCCTGATTTCGATTTGGCTAATATACTATATCAAATGTATAAACACGAATATGTCTGTGTAAGTGTTACAAAAAATATGTGGTTTCGATATAAAAACAATAGATGGGAAGAAATAGATGGCGGTACAACGTTAAGAAAATGTATTTCAACCACAATGAGAGGTGTTTATAATAAAAAAGCAGCATTAGATGGACCTATTATGAACAGTATAGATGAAGAACAATCATCTGCCCAAAAAGCTGTTTCATTAAAAGTATTAGCAATAAGTAATCGATTAGCTAATACCAATGATAAAAAAAACATAATGATAGAAGCAAAAGAATTGTTTTATGATGGTACATTTTTAGAAAAAATGGATACGAATCCTTATCTATTATGTTTTAATAATGGTGTAGTCGATTTTAAAACAAATTGTTTCCGTAAAGGTCAACCTGAAGATATTATTTCACTGTGTACCGAGATTGATTATGTACCAATCGATTATACACGACACCAAAAAATAATAGCCGAAATCAATGATTTTATGAATAAATTATTTCCAGACAAAGAACTATGTGATTATATGTGGCAACATTTAGCCTCAACGTTAATAGGTACATCAACCAATCAAACATTTAATATGTATGTAGGAGTTGGTTCGAATGGAAAATCAGTTTTAGTCAATTTCATGGAAAAAATATTAGGTAAGTACAAAGGTGATGTACCAACAACTCTCGTTACTGAAAAACGTGGTAAAGTTGGTGGTTTAGCCCCAGAGATTGTTCAACTTAGAGGTATTCGTTATGCAGTTATGCAAGAACCATCAAAGAATGACGTTATTAATGAAGGTATGATGAAGCAATTAACTAGTGGTAAAGATCCAATCCAAGGAAGAGCTCCATATATGCCAAAAACAATATCATTCATACCACAATTTAAACTAGCTGTAGCTTGTAATGCGCTGATGGGAGTGAAAGCAAATGATCATGGAACATGGAGACGAATTCGTGTAGTACCGTTTAAATCATTATTCACCGAAAATCCGGTTGAAGGTGATGTTGAAAAACCACACCAATTTATGTTAGACAAAAATATTGAAGAAAAATTTGATGAATGGAGAGAAGTATTCATGGCAATGCTAGTTGATATTGTTTTTAAAACAGGAGGTGTTGTTAATGATTGTAACATAGTAATGTCTAAAAGTAATGAATATCGTCAAAGTCAGGACTATATATCAGAATTCATTCGGGATCGTGTAACTCGTGATCAATCTGGCAGAATTAAACAGATGGAACTTAATAATGAATTTTCAATATGGTATATGAGCAATTATGGTGGTCGTGGACCTAGTCCAAAAGAGTTGCATGAATATATGGACAAGGAATTTGGCCGAAAACGACAACAAACGTGGTTCGGTGTTAAAATCAAATATGATAGAGATCAACCATCTAATATTCTAGTTGATAGTACATCCAATAGTACGGATAGTGATCATGATGTTGATGATGGAATAGATATAAATAATATATAATAAAAAAATAGAAACATAACATATATAATTATATTATGATTTCACCAGAATTATTAGAAACTACAGCTGAACGAAAAAAAAGAAGAGAAAGTCAGGAAAAATGGCGTCAAAAACAATTAGATATATTTTATCGTACAGGTAAGCCAGTATTTACAATGACATTAGATACTCAACATATTCGAAGTAAAAATAATCCATATTTTTTTGTAGAAAATGAGTATTATTGAAGTTAGCATAAACCACTTGAATAATACTATTATAGTTTAAACCTTATCTGGTGTATTATCAATACTGTTACCAGAAATTAATATCCATCCATAGTCTGCAAAATAATAAATATATGTTTGTATTAAATTAATTAAAAATGGATATGATATTAATAATATAAATATACCTATTTTTTGATATCTATTCAGGTTAAATTTAGTATATATGTAATAAAAAACCACTAATATACAAACATAATATAATATTATTAATAAAAAATAAATACTATTTTGTATTGTTCGTGGATGTGTTTGTTTATTATATTTTTGTTGATAAAGTAATTGTTTTTCGTTAAATAAATCAGTTTTTGTTTTTTCATCCTTGGTTTTACAAGCAATATCATTGATTACTTCATCTATTGTTCCAATAGTTTTATAATCACTAGGACAACTCATCTATACTATACTATTATACTTCATTTTAGTTATCAGTAATATTTACTAAAATATTATATTTATTCAATTATTATTGCCTTTACCTCACTCATTCTAGATTTAGATGTTTTAACAACATTTATACTTTGGGCTTGAATATATATAGTTTCATTAGTAGTAAATGGTGTAGTAAGTGTAATACTCCATTCATTGTCTGCATTAACACTAGATGTTTCACCAATCACTTCTTGATTTTTATATAATTTAATAGCAATATTTTCGACGTCAGTACAAACACCAGTTATAACTTGAGAGTCTGCATTACGATCTAATTTATCAGTTGTAATTGTAGGTGTAGCAGGTAATGGAATAACACTATTACATTTCATAAGATCGGTATCCCATACAGTGCCGACATCGCAACATTCTGGTCCACTACATCCGTCTATTCCAAGACTACCGATCAAATCACCCTCTTCTTTTGCCTTTGCTTTTGTCGCGTCAGTAGATTTTTGTGCAGGTGGATCTAATTTTAATTTAGTATAATCTAACTTACTGCGTTTATTTATTTCCATATACATCAAAAATATATCAATAATTGCAAAAGATCCAACCATTGCAACAAGTATTTGTGGTATTATATCAGGTAGACCAGGTATATAACTACTACCGAATATAATAGCAATAATTACTAGTATACTAATAATAATAACAAATAATATTTTGTTATATTGTTCAGTTCTTAATCGATTAGATTCATTTAATTCAACCATACGTTTTTTTGTATATAATCCATCTTTAACACTTTGTATATTGGTATTAATTCTATCCTTTTCGGCCTTAAGTAATTCAGTAACAGCCTCCTGTTGTGTTAAAGTAGTCTGTTCTGCATCATTTGCCGCATCAGTAATGGCTTTTGCCGCACCTTCTACATCAATTTCTCCAGTAGTAGTGTCAGTGGTAAGACCTCCAATATAATCGTTAAGTGCATTAATTAATTCGTCAAGTACTACCATTATACATTAATTACATATTTTTAAAAAAGATGTAATTAAAATATTAGTTACGAATATTAATGATAAATATAATTAAGGTAGCAATAGTTATTGTTCCTAAAATATAAGTTTGAGAATCAGATGAATTTAATAATTTCTTATCTTTATTCATTTCATCTAGCATATGTTTTGGTTTAGTTGGATTAAACGTACTTTGATAATTATCACCTGCCTCATTTACTAGAGTATTAATCTCATCTATTTTTTCCTCTATATCACTTTGATTATAAATCTGTGTGGTTAGAACATTATTAGCACGTTCTAGTGCTGGTTTTAAAGTTTCATAAAAATAGGATTTAATATTATCGACTTCTGGTTGTGTAAACTCTTCAGTTATTGGTGATTTATTCAATTTATGTATTTTTGTATTATTAAATAGTGAATAAGACATTAGTATCTATATATTAATGTCCTAAATAAATATAATAGTCAATTAAATATCAACAAATATGCTATATAAAATACTACTAGCAACTGCGGTTAATAAAATATTAACCATAATAGTTTTATCATAATTTAATTTATTTTGTGTACCCACACCATTTTTATTAGTAAAATTATTATTAAAATCGTCAAATTCGCGAACTGATTGTTTTAATTTATTATAATTTTTTTTATTATTTTTAATGGTTTCAGTAAATTCAATAAATTCATTATCGGTAAAACCTTCTAGTTTATTATTAACAATACGGGTATTTATCTCATTTCTATTAGATTTACTCTTATAATCCATTAATATATCTTTACATTTATTTCTCAATGGATCTATGCAAATATTATAACTATTATCTAGTTGAATTCTAACATCATTTTCTGTGTTATATAGAGTTTCTGCCTGTTTAAAATCAGTGAAAAAATTAGAACAATCCCACTTATACCTATCACAATTTTTCTGCCAATCCTGACTAATACTATTATGATTAATAGTTTCATTTTTTAATTGTTTTTCTAAATTATTAATCATATCTTGACTAATATTAGAACATTCATTCTTTAATTTATTAGTTTTTTCAGTTAAATTATTATTTAGTTCATTAAGAATTTCGCAATATTGCGATAATAAATTATTTTCATCTTTAATAATATCATGCATAGCTTTACACATAGCTGGACGATTTTTGTACCAGTCATCCTGATCTTTTAATGTATTTTTATTTTCTGTATTTTTATCAACATCTTTTTCAGTGTTGTCTATTAATCTTCGAGTGGTAGGTTTTTGGTTAATATCAATAGCTTTCATTGAATGACTATTTAATTTATTATTATAATGATTAACAGTACCTCTTATACGATGAATATCATGATCTACATCTCTTTTTTTTCTTTGATAACGACGTCTAATACCGGTATACCACCAACTACGATAACGGCGAATTTTAGATGCATAGTGATTAGATGTGCTATATTTTGGTGGTAACCAACTATTAACTTTGTTTCTAGTATTAATTACATCTACTTTATTATCAATTGATCTCATTGTTCCGGATAATTCTTTATGAGATTGCTCAAGTTCATTAGAGTCCTTATTTAATTGTTCTTTTTTAGTTTCATAAAATTTCAGAAAATCACTAGTTGTCATATTTGTATCAAACTTATATTTTTCTGTATCAATTTTGGAAGTGCAATTTATGTCAATTGATTTATTTATCAGGTCACATTGTTGTAATGCAGCAGTGATATTTTCACATTTGATTGTAGATAACATTTTTATATCCTCTTTTATATCTTTAGTAAGGCATACAGCTTCTTCATTTTTTTGTTTAATAAAACTTTGTATTTCTTTTATTTCTTTTTTTAAATTGTTACAATTTGATAGTAATTCTATTTTCTCAGGAATAGTGGTTCGAAGATCTGTTATTATTTTACGTGATGCCTCTTCATCATTTTTAATATTAGCACATTTTACGTTAGGTAACTCGCAATTTTCATTTAATAGCTGTTTATCCATGTAATCTTTATATAATTCATTTACTTCTGCAGTTTGTTGGATTAATTCATTATTTAATTTTTTACATAAAATATCATTTTCTCTTGTACATGTTTTATAATCAAGATGCCGAGATAATCTAGCAATAGAAGATTTATTCATATCATCAACAGCTTGTACTGTACCTGTCATATTAACGACACCTTCTATTAACATTTTACCTGAGTCTTTTTTATTATTATTCTCATATGAATCAAACATATGATATTTATATTCTTTTGTTTTTGGATTAGACAAACAGGTATTACAATTATGCATTTATATAGTATAATTGTATAATTTAATTTTTACCAATGTTCAGTTTTATAAATATTACTATAGAAAATACGTAAAATAAATAATATAATACTATAAATAAAATACTGAATTGGGTAAATAATGTATGGGTATGCTAATAATAATAATAATATAAATAAATTTCTATAAAAATGTGATGAGTACATTAGCTTTTCATAATTATAATATATATAAACTATGAGTAATACATAATATAATAACCCTAAATAATGATTTACTACATAAATACTATTCGTTTCATGTTTTGTATAAGCACTTTTTTGAATGTCTGCAGAATATGATTGTTCTAGATGCTTATTGCTTATTCCCATTAATATATATAATGATTTTTTTATATAATGATTTTTTTACCTATGTATTATGTATATTATTTCATTCTAAATATAACAATAGTAGTTATTAATATTCCAATACTTAAATTAAAACTGTCTAGAAGAGCACGTTGGTAAAAAAAGTTAGTATTATCATTATGTTCCATATTTTCTTTGTGATTTTCGATTATGTCATTTCTCTTACTTGCATACACCATTTATATAATACGTATAACAGATATTCATATTATATTATCTATATTTGGTAATAAAATAAATAGCAGCAAAGATTCCTATGCCTAAATTTATTGTATTTGTAAACGATGCATTATAATGTTCTTTACGATTATAATATCGCTCTTCAGCACCTGAATTTTTATTTTCACTATTGATTAATTTACCAGAAGGGTCACGGTCAGGTAATCCGCTGTCATAACCATAACCATAACCACTATCTGGTATGTATCCATACGCAATATCACTGCCACCTGCGCCAAATCCAACATCCTGTATTCTTATCCCATCATTAACTTTATCTGCATCATCTTTTGCTTCTTCACTATCCTGATTACATTTTAAAATTTCTTCTTCAATTTGTTGTTGTTGATCACCCCATTGACTATTGTTACTTCTACTATTAATTTTACAAAAATTAGCTATCCCTTCTTGTATTGGTTCAATATTATTAGATTTATTAATTATAACAGGTGTATTATATTGACTAAATGATAAATTTGCTTTCATATAACATAACCGTCTAAAATATTACTAAACACAAATGCGATAATAATCGGTAGATATAGCGGTTGAACTTTTTCTAATATATTTACAAACCTGACCTGGTCGTAAACAAATGGCTAATGCCTGTGGATCAAATCTGGAAACTTCTGGTAATTGATTAGTTGATTTTAAATTGTATTTATGTTTTAATTGTTCGACTTCAGCATCAGTTAATACATTGCATTTTGGTACTAAAGAATGTTCTAGTATATTAAATTGAAGTCGTTTAATATTATGAATAACTATAAATACGTTATCGTGGTCATATAAATATTTAATTTTGGCAATTATTGTATCATTTGGTTCATCATCTGTTATAATAATGATAGTATCGTCTTTAGTTAACACTTCATCAATAACAAATAAATCTTCAATTATGTCATCTAAATCCTGTTTTTTAACCTGTTTGGAATTAAGATAATATTTGATATAAATTGTACGGGAGGTTTTATTATTTTTTAACAACATATCTAATTGATTATTTTTATACATCGCATCTATTTCATTAATACTAAATAAATTATAATCATCTACCTCATATCCTCTACTTTCTAAAATTTCTAGAATATTTTTTCTAGAATTATAAATAGATAGAATTCGATTACTTGAAGTGCTCATTGTATATACTACTTTTGATACTTTATATTTTTTATAAAATATCAATTTTATAAATTTAACTTATACCTTTTTAATAACAATTCCACCATCAATTGCCGCACCATCTGTAACAGTTTTTGCTGGTATAATTGGAGTGGGTTCTGTAGTATTAGAGTTAATAACAGATGGGTTAATATCTTCAGGTGTGATTGAAATTTCTTTACCAGATTCAACCGGAGTTGAACCAGCTAAGTCATTACCATTTACGATTTTGATATGTATACCACCAGGGGTATTACTAGACTCTGGTATCTTTATATCGGGTGTTTTTTCTACTATATTTGGTACAGGATATATAGGATCATTATCTTTAACATTATCTACTTCAGTTGGTTTATATATATCTGCTCGAGAAACCACTTTAATACGATCAGTAACATCTAAACCAGTTGTATTCAGTGTACTAATTGTAATATACTCTACTCCTACATTAGTAATTGTCCATACACGAGATGGTAACATGTCTCCTCTAAAAAAAACATCATCTCCTTTATTGAATTTTTCAACATATGGTGAATACGGAGCGTATGGAGGACTATCCATTTGATTATCTACAATACCTGGTGAATTTGGATTATATGGAGGTGAATTTGGATTATATGGAGGTGAATTTGGATTATATGGAGGACTATCTATATTCGAAGATACAGAAGGATTGGGATTATTGGGATTATATGCAGGCGAATATGGTGCATATGGAGGACTTTCCTGTGGATATGATGGCGTTCCAGGTGGTGGATATGCAGGCGATCCAGGTGGTGGAAAATCTGGTGATTCCGGCCAAATATCTTCATTTTCATCAGTTTTTGATGAACAAACAATATCATTAACAATATCAGTATCAATATCAACACTATCAGGTATTTTGTTAAAATTATTAACACTAGTGTTATTTCTCAATGCAGTTTTTATATTTTTAATTATACTTTCTGCAGTAGCATCTGGGTTGTTAGTAAGTAAATTAATATTAGTAGAATATGCCATATTATCAAATTGATCAATATTGTCTTCAGTAATAATTCTCATTTGTATATTAATTGTTTGTAATTCTTGCAATAATAATTTAAACGCAAATGGCACATCAATCGTAGAAAAATTTCGACCAAAACGAGTAACAGTTTCTATGCTCATTTG